TGATGAGGGCGATAAAACTTTATTGCCCTTATCGTTTAGTCATATCAACGAGTTTGCATTTAACAGAGAACGATGGGCATTGAGGCGTATCTTTGGATATCAGTTTGAATCATCGGCGGCGGCAGAACGGGGTAAAGCTGTCGAGTCTGGTCTTAATATGTGGCTCAATGGAATAGACTATGAGGAGGCAGTCGATAAGATGTACGATGAGTTTAACGCTAACTGTGCTTTGTTCAATGACCTAAAGACTGACGAGGAAAGAGATAATCTAGTTCCTTTGTTTGGCGAGGGTGTTAGAGCATTCAAAGAGTTTGGTTTTAAATGGAATCTTTTAGGATATCAAAAGAAAGTAGAATTAAATATTCATGGTGTACCGCTGATCGGATATACCGACTTTCATTTTGAGGATAAACAAACCAAAGAGGATTTCTTTATTGATCTTAAAACAACCAAGCGTAAACCTAGCGGCTTATCTATGTCTCATGCTATGCAACAATCTATCTATCAAAGAGGCACTAACGCAAATCAGAGGCTTTGGTATCTGATAGCAAATAAAAGTGGTGCTAAGTTTGAGAGTATGAGCCTAACTGATTATGATAAGCCTATGAAAATATGTGAGCATATCGTTTCAGCTATGGCCAATTACTTAAAATCGGTTGATACCTTAGATGATGTTAAAAATACGCTGATACCGAACCCAGATGACTGGATTTGGAAAGAGGAGGCCGTTTTAAAGGCAAGACAAGAGGTTTGGGGCTACTAGGTAGCCTTAGACCTTAATAGTCGCTGAGAGGCCTTTAAATTGCGATTCTGGGGTGCTTTAAGAGTAATCTTAACTCGTCTTTTGCGATTTATAGGCCTTTTGTTAATTAACTCTGAAATTGTAGAGGTTGTTGTAAATCCACTCATTTGCCAACTGATCTCATGGCACGATTATGAGCCTGTGAAAAGGTTGCACCCTTTTTCATAGCGTTAGCCATTGACCTCATGTGTTTCAATGAATGATGCCTTGCGTGGCGGTTCATTGTTTTACGCTGTCTTGGCTTTAAGTCTTTCGTAAACTTTGAAATCGATGCAACCTTTACCATTATCTTTTTTTCTTCTTTCGCTTGCTCATCTTAGACATTTTAGATTTCTTAGATTTCTTCATGCCTTTTGAATGAGAGCCTTTGCCAGTGTGATAAGGCATATTATTTCCCCTTTTTTTGTTTTTTTAAAATTGCCATCTGTAACGCTTTAGGCAACTTTTTCTGTTTCGTGGTCAAACCACCAACCATTTTCTTTTTCTTCTTAGCCATGATCTAATGAAGAATATAGTTGTGAGCCACTACAACCACTGCAACAGCTATTATGATTTGCACCCAAGATTTCATTTCTGTGAATGCGTGCCACCATTTAGTAACTTGTTGTTCAATTTTCTTTTTGACCATAAATTACTCCTTTCCCTTATCGGTGTTGATTTTCTTGAGTTTCTCAAACGATCTTATACCCGACATACCCAAGAGTGCCATTACTAGGGGCATAAGTGTTCCCATGTCCATCTGAGGTATATTTTGAACCTCATACTGGAATAAGCCGCAAATAAATAAAATAAATTTTGATAATACATATTCCCAGAATATTGCTAAAGCACAGGACATACCAATCAAAGGCCGCCATGCTCTTTGTAAAAATCCACTAATACCACCAGCTTGACTCTTTGCATCTGCCAAATTGATAGACATTTGTTTTTCTTTTAGTTTTGCCTCTATCTCAGCAAATCTGTTTTTTAGTTGTAGTTTTTCTTCGTCACTGGTGTGTAAGTCATCAATAACGCCAGCAACAGCTTTTATAGTTCCACCACTTAATAATTTTCCTAAAACCATTTTTAAGTCTCCTCAATCATTTTTGCAAGTGGCTCATATCTTGATGTTAAAGTTCTGTATAGTTTGGAGTCTCTTAACTCTGCCGCCATACCTACCCAGTCGCCCTCTTGCATCTTTGCTCTCATGTTTTTAAACATAAATAATCTTGGTTCTCCAATATTATAAGCTGTCTCAATAATTATTTCTTTTATGTGTTCAGGTACTTCGCAATCGCCTATGTATCTATCAGCGGCGTGCAAATAAACTGTAAAGTCTTTTTCAAACTGTTGTTCTAATACCTCTGTTGAATAATCTACATTTGGTTGATATGGGTCTCCATCTACGCATTTGTGGCCATAACCAATAGTCATAAAATCCTCTTGGATATCTTGGCCATCAGCACCTTTATATTTAAGGAAATACCCTCTATTTGAGAAACCCTCTGATGCTTTGATTTTCTTTTTTACTGATTCGTACATTAGCCTATAATTCGTAAAACAAAGGCAATAAACTGGGTCGCAACCATAAAGCCTATTGTCCAAAGTACATAATTTAGTTTCCTGACTTCTTTTTGTAAGTGATGTATATGATTCGTTTCTAACAATTCTATTTTGTTATAAATATTTATAATGTGTTCTTTTGTTGTTTTAGGTGTTATTCTTGTCATAATTTAAACTCTATTCCTACTACAATTCCATAATTACCTGACATTTCATAAGCTGGTGCAATAAAATATTTATTTTTTTTGTATCGTACCATTGGCAAAATATCTCCACCTGAATATCCTGTAACTACTCCATATTCAATATTTTTATATTTCTTTCCGTAAAAAAGACTAACATTTTTTTCACTGTTGTAAAACCCCCCATAAATAGTTTGATCTTGCGTGCATCTTATTTGAGGGTGGTAAGGATTATAGTCATTTTCTAAACCAAGATGTAGGCTCATGGCAAATAATAAACTAAGGCAACTCATATATTTGTTTTTACGCCTTTACATTCAAACTTGATAACTACTTGTTCTTTTTCAATATAATCTGTTTCAAACTCTTCTGAAGTTTGTAAATTATAAAAAGTATTATGTGCAACTTTATAGCCAGTTAAAACGCAGTCTCTATGTGTTTCAAATTGGTGCATGGTAATAGAACTAGATGGACACTCTCCAGTTGTCAAAGTGCAAACATATAAAATTAATATCCATTTCATTTGATGCTTTCATGTGGAGTCCAGCCGTATCTATCCCAATAATACTCGTAACAACTGGTGTATTTAGTTTTATCGCATTGTGCTGGTTTGAATGAAATGGCACAGCTATTTAATAAAAGTAATAATATCAAATATCTCATTTCATACTATTTAACGGATTTTCTAAAGCATTACGAATTTTCTTATCTGTCTTTTCTTCTAAATCCGACATTTCTTGTTTTAGTTCGTTAATAGTTTCTTTTAGGTCTTTTGCGTTTTCTCTGCTATCTTCTTTTACTCTTTGCTCTACATCTTCTACAATAGTTTCAATTCTTCTTACATCTGCTTTTAAATCGTTTTTTAGTTCCTTTGCAACATCAGCTACTAAAGAAACCTCCTCTAATATTATTGATATCTCTGATTGCAACATATCTACCTCAGTATTTACAACTTCTAATTTTTTATCAAAGCCAGATAGATCAGGGCTTACAAAACTGTTTATTTTGGCCTCCATATCAAGATATCTTTGGTATGCCTCAAACCCACCCCATAAAACACCAATAAATGAACTTAAAATAGTGATTATGAGAAAAACCCTACCGCCCTTAAATTTTACACCACCGATATCTATTTCTGTTTGTTGTTTTGCCATTACTTACCTTGTCCTCTATATTTCTTTGAAAAACCTCGTCTTTTGTCTTTGTTCATTTTTGCTTTGCTTGCATTACGCCCTATACTTGTTTTATGATGCACTGATTCGTGAGCCTCATAATTTTTAAATTTTTTGGCCATTACCTATATTGACTATCAATAATTTCATTCATTAATCCATCACTCCCTACAAATAAAAAGTACCCAGCCATATCATTATCAGAAATTACGGCATCTGGCAAAGTAACATCTGTAAAAAAATCTACCCTGTCATTTAACTGTTGTTGGCTATCAAAAAATGTTTTAGTGTTTCCCAATACTTGCATAACAACAAGAGTTTTTATTTGACTACTTTCATCATATCTTTTTTTATCATCAATCTTTTTCAAAACTTTTTTAGCGGCCTTTTCTTTAGATGATTGTTTTTTCTCTGCTGTCTTGGCTTTTTCGGTTTTCTTTGTCTCTTGTTGTGGCTCTTCTTTCTTTTCTTCTTTTATTTTTTCAACTACTTTGCTTTGCTCTTCTTTGGATTCCTCGTCTGCTTGCGTCTCTTGTTTTTCCTCTTTTGCCTCTGAGGTTGGTTCGCTGGTTTCTTCCACATCGTTCTCGGATTGGGTACTTTCTGTTTGGTCTGGCTCTTGTGTTGATTCTGTGTTTGTTTCT